CTTTAATTGCGGGCGTTCGCGAGAAAATATAGTCTACATAGCGCCACGTGGTTTCGCTCCAGGTTTCACGGCGACCCTTGTCGTCTACATACCGCGCGTAGCGGCTTGCTGCAATGTACTCTTGGTATTGATCCATGGTTTTTTCTTGGTGTGTTAAGGAGGGAACCACCGGCGGTGCTCTGCCGGTGGTTAGTGCACAACAACTACAAGGTACTACTTTACTGCGCTTTTCTTCTTGGCCGCTTTCTTAGCCGGTGCTTTGATATTAACAGACTTCTGAACATTATCAAACCACTTTATTGCCGGGATCGCATCGTCAAGGACGGGCGTAGCAACTGCTTTTTGTAGGAAGGTTAAACTTTCCTCAAACGCGTTCATCATTGCCTTGATCTGCTTTTCCATCTCCTTCCAATTGTGCTCACTCACAAAGTAGGTGACCTTGTTGTCGCCGTCACCTAAGGTGATGTTAAGAAAGAAATCGTCGCCGTGAGACACCCGGGCGTTTACTGCGTAGAACGATTGATCTTTCGGGTAGAACTTAGAAAACTCAAGTGATTTTTCTTTTGCCATGGTATCTCTCCTATTAGGCAAAGTCTTCAGCCGCGGACGAACCACCACCTAACTTCTCGCCGTCGCGCAACTTTTGGACATTGTTAAGTCCGCAGGCGATGCCCTTGGATCCCTTGTTGTCGTACGCGTAGAACGAAATCGACGCACGACCGTAGCACCCTGAGTAGAACTCTGACCGATCCAAGATTGGGTTCAAATCAGCGTCAACCACACCAGGGCGGTTCCATGTGTTGGCGTTGATGAAGTAGCAGTTCTTGTACGCAGGATCGTCCGGCTTCTCAAGGTCACCATCACGCAGGCCACCCTTCAGAACCGCGGGGATCTTGCCACCAAACTTGGTGTCCTTGCCCTCCTCCTTGGCCGCATCAATGCCTTTGTTTGCTAGGCTAATAGCGTCCTTGTTGCTCTTGGGGATTAGGATAGACACCGACCACTTGTCGCGACCTTGGTCGTCCTTGACCGCGTCAAACACATGCTCATACGAGAAACGAACCTCGCCAATCACTACCTTAGTTGCTTTTGTTGTTGCCATTCTAGGCTCCTGTTTAACGAATAGGCCACATTTACCGGCGTGACCTTTCCCGGTTACTGCTAATCTTGCTTACCGCTCATCTCAATGGAGTCAATTATAAGGCCAATTTGCCCAATTGTATACCCCACAAACGCGATCGCCATACCAATCCGGTGACCCTTGAAGTATGAGAAGGTGGTGAAGATGTACATCAGCCCCACCAAGCTCAGGAAGATGTGCGGGCTCATCGCGCTTCCACCTCTTGTATGCGCCGACCAATCCACGCCATCACCGGCACCGCCATGGAGTTGCCGAGCGCCTTGTACCGCGGACCGTCCGGCGACTCCGCAGACTTGCGCCACGGGATGTTGGTGTAGTTGTCCGGGAACCCCTGCAACCGCTCACACTCAACGGGAGTGAGGCGGCGCACAGCCATGTTGGGAATGGCGGCGGCTAGATGCGCCGAATAGTTACTGCCACACCGCATCGTTGGAGTACCATCTACTACAGCGTCACCGCCGTGGTCGCAACGGGTAAAGCCGACAGGCTGCGCCACCGCGGGCGGGTTGCCTCCGCCGTGACCCCCAAGTTTCAGGGTGGGGGAGACATCGGTTTGGCAGTCTGGGACGCTCATGTTAGATGAGAACGCAACCGGTTGCGCGACGCCGTGCACGCCCGTGGCGTTCAGCGTGTACATAGGACCGCCAACGGTGAACCCGTCCCCGTTCCCGCCATTATGCGGCTGACGACCGATCGTGTTCTCCGCGAGCGCGATAGGCTGAACCACCGCGTGCGTGGTTCGTATGTCACCCTGGTCAAACAGGTTGATCGTGTTGGACACCTCGCCGTCTACCCATGTCTCGTCATCGTCCGCGCTTTGGGCTCTCTTGGACTTGCGGTACGGTATCGGCCCCAAGGCAATCGGAACGTTACCCCCGCCGGTTCCCCACCTTGAGGTCACCGTTTGGCAGACATCGCCCATCTCCTTCACCCTTGAGTCAACTGGGTGCGTCTCATAAACCGTCTGAGCCACCGGTATGTAGTGTTGCCCGTCTACCTCTGGGGCGCCCATAGCCTCTGGTCCCTTTGCGGTTAACGCGCCAACAATGTGTGGCACTAGCCTGCCTGTGTAGGCGTCCTGACCTGAGTATGCTCCAGGGTGTGTGTCGGCGCACAGGGTTCCAACTGTTCTTTGAATGCCACGCTCATCAACGCCTGATGCAAAGCTGGGGGTAGTTTTTTCCCTCTTTTCTCTGCTCGGCGGATTATCCCGGCGCAGGCTTTCTGGCTCAAAAAGAACCGCTGCGGCACTTCTCCAGTCTCCAAGACATCCGACAACAAACACACGACGGCGTCGCTGGGCCACTCCGAAGTACTGAGCGTCAAGAACTCTGTATGCGAACCCATACCCGAGTTCTGCCACCGCCCCGAGGAAGGAACCAAAGTCCCGTCCACCGCCTGAACTGAGGACACCTGGCACGTTCTCCCAAACGAACCACTTGGGTCTAAAGTGGTCAAGTATTCCACAATAGACGAGGGCAAGGTTACCGCGGGGGTCTTCGAGACCTTTGCGGAGACCCGCGACTGAGAACGATTGGCAGGGGGTTCCTCCAACGAGAAGGTCAACTGTTCCAAGATTCCACTCCTTATACTTTGTCATGTCACCGAAGTTGGTGACGTTGGGGTAATGATGCTTAAGAACCTCCGACGGGAACTTCTCAATGTCTGAGAATCCTACGGGGTTCCAACCGAGTGGGTGCCAGGCGACTGTTGCCGCCTCAATCCCACTGCAAACGCTTAGATAGTTCACCTAAAATCCTCCTGAGCTGAGTTGTCGTCCTTAACTAACCTTGGTGTTCCCTCGGGCTTGATGATGAGCGAAGACAGCAACCCAACGACCTTACCCTTGGCGCCCAGCTTTTCTAGCTTTGCAATAGATTTAAGCGAGGCGGGTTCCATTATATCCTCCTCCTTGAACCCCTTGTCAAGTAGCACCACCTTGGCCAAGGTTTCGTCGCTTATCTTTCGGTTTGTTTTGGATGGTACGAGCTTGTACCCCCGTGGTGTGTTGCCCGTGCTAATTGCCCGTTCGGTAAAGAAAGCCTCAAGATCGCTAACATACGACTTCAAATGTCCCGATCGGGAAAACGCCAACTCCAACTCATCCTCAGAGAGGAGCGCGGGCTCACGGAACTCTAGGGACGCTAACTCATTGACAAAGTCTGAGCGCGCCCTACATGTGGCCTTCGCGCGGCAGAATTGGCAGTGATCCCCCGCTATGAACTCGCCGGAGCCCGACCACGCCTTTTTGGCTTTTGGCTTGACGAAGTAGTTCGCCCAGTCGACGAGCTTCGCGATCGAGGTGCCGTCGCTTGTGATGCTGTCGAGGCGGGGCTGGACGATGGTGTACTCGACTTCTTTGATGTCTGGGTACTCGTCTTTGAACTTGCTCCAGGCGCCGAGCGCGTAGAGCCTGAGTTGCGGGTTGTCCTTGGCTTCGACGGGGATGCCTTTGCCGAACTTGAGGTCGATGACTCTAACCTTGTGCTTCGACAGTACCACGACATCAGCAGTACCAAATCCGTCAGGAGCCCAGTCAGAATAATCCACGCGTTGCTCAAATAGCGGAGTGTCCCCCTCACCAATTTGGCTGCGTACATATAGCACATAGTTATCGACATACTCTTCAAACTCCTCATTGTAGTAGGGGGTGGCCTTGATGATATCGCACTCTTTGGAGTACTCCTCAAAGCCTATTTGGCCGTAGTGGTGGCGAAGCTTCACCTCAGCCAATGAGTGCGCCATGGTGCCCTCTTGGCTGTAGTCAAAACTTCCGGCGGGTTTCTTTAGTTCAGGCAGCGTCGCCTCAAGGCGAGCCGATGGGGTACAAGTCAGCCAACGCTTGGACGCGGAGGCGGATAGAACGGCGTGTGCGGTCATTTCGGTTTTCCTGTTTTCACGGTTTACTTGTATTACTACTAATGCAAAACGGGACAGCTTTTTGGGCTGTCCCGTTTAATAGTTGACTAATTTATTAAGGTATTCTTTAGTTCCGCAAGGCTATTCTTTAGCTCCCTTTAATTTGGCGATCAGGTCGTTAACTGCGCCGGTGAAGTCAACCACCACATCGGCCTTGACATCAATCTTCTGCTCTCGAGTTTCCTTGTAGTCTTGGGGGAACTGACCCCGTAGCGCGATCTCCGCGATCCGGGAGTTAAACGCCTTGTTGCCCACATTGGCAAGCATCTCCCGCTCCCAAAACGCCTGGGAGTGCACCAAGGCCACCCCAAGCGCGTCCGCAAACTCAGGGTACTTCTTCTTCCAACTCTCAGCCACATCCTTGCTGATGCCGAGCTCAGACCACATCATCTTCTGTGACGCGCCCTGCTTGCCCATCTCAATGAGCGTGTCGCACATCTCAGGCTTGAAGGTAAACTTTTGCTTTGCCATTACTTTTTAGCGGTCTTTGCCGACTCCCTGAATGCCTTCGCGGTGGGTGCGCCCTTCTGCCCCGGCTCCCGCATCTTCTCCCCGGAGCCCTTAGCTATCCGCTCACGTTTTGCCGCGATGTTGGCATAGAGACCGGGTTTTGCGGCGCCACCTTCTTTTTTCTTGTCTAGCCCCATGAGTTCAGACAAAGTCTTTCCCGACCCACGGACGCCCTCTTTTTTGGGTGGGCTCATTGGGTTAAACGGGCGCACAGGGGCTGGCATGACCTGCCCTGGGGGTCTTGGAGGTTGCCCGCCTGCGTTCATCTTGGGTAGTTTCTTGAAGCCGTCCATGGCCTTCCTTTCGGTTACAGAATGGGGGTGGGTAAGGGGCGTCTCCCGACGTGCCCTACTTCAACTTATGCAAAAACCGACCCTTTACAGCCCCAAAGAACTTCCTTGATTTTTTGGTAGTGTCTGGCTTTGGCATCATATTTTTGACGATACCAAAGGCGCCTGTTACTATGTCCTTCGTTATTTGTGAGGCTTGTGCGACACGCTTAGCCTCTTCAATTGGGTTCTTCATGGGCTTCATCTGCTTCGCTAGCATACGCCTCATCTCACGGTTCAGGTTCATAGCTTCTCCTCCTTTATCAATCTTTCAAATAACTCAAACGCTAGCATACCGCGCATGTGGATCAACTGCTTTATGCCCAATAGCGCGTTCGCCACTTCCTCTACGTCAACCTTCCCTTGGCGGTCGTAGTAATACTTAAATAGCGTCTCCACGTCTTGGTCAGAGCTCCACAGGTTCATAATAGCTTCCTCAAGATCAAACCTTGTTTTGTTTAGGCTTGGGTTTAGCTTCATCTTTCTTAGACTCCTCTTTTCTTATAGCGTTAAACAAAACATCAAACGTTTCGCGTAGCCTAGTGTTTAATGCCTCCAATTGGTCGGTGATGTTGTGCAGGGAGTACTCCACATCGTTCCGGTTTGCGTTTGGTGCGCCGTATGTCAAGACGCGTACGGTGCTAGCCAAAACGTCTAGGTCGATGCTCACCGTCTCAATGTCGGTTAACTCTTTGTAGTGCTTCATACCCCCATCTCCTCTTTTATAAGGTCAATCGCCCGCTTGAGGTGGTACCGCCAGTATTTGTCCGTGACCTCAATGTCCGTTGCGTTGTTGCCTGTTAAGAACGCCTCAAGCACCTCCCGTTGCTTTTCCGGCATCTTAGTTTCCATGATCCGCTTTACATCTATCAGATCATCGTGCGTCCACGGCAACCACCCATCGGATGCCTGCCCCGGTATCCCCTCCACATCCTCTTGCTCCATCAGATCCGGCTCCTCATCAGACAATCGAGGTGCCGCGCAATTTATTTTATATTTTGTAATAATCATGGTAACTAAAAAGTGCTGCAGAATAAATGTTTCCCATTCCTGCGGCGAGGGAAAGCATGAGACCATCCGGCGCAGGTTGAGGGTGTGATATAAATCTTTCGTCCACCTCTGTTCTGTTTTTGATCTCCGGTATGCTCCCCTTTCTGATGTCGTTAAGTAGCAGGCAGGTTTCCAATAGCCCGCTGGCGCCCACGGTGTGCCCAATCCTTTGCTTGTAGGATGTGGCGATGAAGTTGTCAAAGTAGTGCTCAATTGCTGCCCTTTCGGATAGGTTGTTAATTGGTGTGCCAGTGCCGTGTGTTTTTATTAGTCGCACATCGGTTAGCGGGTGCCCGTGGGTCGCCCCCTCAATTGCTTTCTTGTACCCCTGCCCATCAGGTCGCTGACCCAATGGGTTACTGTTGTCCTCTGACGCACTGTACGCGTTAAGTAACTCCGCCGCAACCGGCGAGTCACACGCAAGCACCGAACGCTCAGACTCAAACACCGCCAACACGCCTCCCTGCCCCAAGTAGAAGCCGCCGTTTTTGGAATCAAACGCCGACGGTACTGCGCCCCGCGCCTCATCGTCCAAGCAGATGTTGGCCTTGGCGGATCCAAAAAAGTTCATCACCGTGTTGGTGATGGAGTCCTCAA